AATCTATGGCAGGAGTACTGATCTTAGTAGGCTGATAACCATCACTCATCCAAACCTGGCCATGGCCCTGTGCCGAGGACCCAAGCCAGAAGATATTCGAGCCATTCGTATTCACGGAATTCCTGGCTACGGTTCCATTATTGATAATCCCACCATTCAGTCTCTGAAAAGGAAAGCCAGTAGTGTTCGAGACTGAGGCCCAGACCTCTGTAGTCTGAGTTCCTACAAGCCACAGCTCCCCATGGATCGAGGCAATCGTCTGGATGTTATCTGAGCTGGACTCAGCCGTGGCCCAGGCTGTAGAGCCACTGTAGAACTGTAAGATCCAGTTATTATAAGATCCAGTTCCTTCCACTGAGGTAACATTTACAGTCAAATCACCTGTCAGCCCATTGTAAGACATGATTGTAGCAGTCAAAGTGCTGTATCCGGAACTCAGAACCATGTAAGTCAGGTTAGAAAGATCTAACGCAGGATCAGTAAGCAGGGTGACCACTCCCAGAGCCGTGTTTATGGTGCTGTTCGAAGTGACTGTGATCTGTACATCACCCCAATCCATGCCATTTAGGACATTACTGAGCCAAAACCGACCAGAATTGACCTGATTTACGATGAAATAGCCATTAAGGAAAATGACTGAGCTAGTTGTAGGGAACGCAGGATCCTTAATCTGCTGAAAACTATTAGAAGAAAGGTTCAGAACATAGCCATAAGAACCATCCACGAGAATCATGCCCAGGCCCCGGGCAATTCCATTACCACAATCAGCAAAAGAGACCTGTCCAGAGCTCGTAAGAAGAGTTCCACGCTCTATTTCAAGGCCTGTCGACCGGTATTCATAGAGTTTCTTACCAATTACGGCAAATAATCTACCCGTCGAGGTCGTATACAGGCCTCGGACAGGGCTATCAGTCGCAGAAGTGGCAAAGGGCTTGAGCCCTGGCGTAGGAATCAGCGCCTTTGTGGTTTTCGCTTCTTCCTTGGGTCCATAGAACTCAAGGAAAAAGTTCACGCACTCCTGGCCATTGATCGTTGCCGATCGCCCTTTGTAGCTCGGGCCAATAAAAGAAACTCTTGGCAAACTCTACCCCCAGTCAAAATACCCTAACTCATTGATATCACGTACTATAGAGTCCGCTGAGCAATGAATATTGCCTTCTTGGTAGAAGACTTGTGTCCGTCGTCATCAAAACCGCTTCAAAGTTAATAGTCTTCAACACTGACTTAGACCTGTTTGCTTCTCGAAGAAATAGGTCAGGACTGATTCCATACTCAGGTGCTAGTTCCAGTGCGAGGGCGTATCCCATGCACTGTTTGAAGCCTGGGGGAAGGCAGACGATATCGGTGAGAGATACAAACTGCGTGAACTGTGACCACTGACTGATACTCAGCAAACAAGACTTATTGGGAACCGGCCACAGAGTTATGGTTCCATATGGATAAGAACGAACGTATAAGAGCCACCTCGGATAGGTCGTCAGGATGCCCTTCTGAAAGACCTCCTGGAATCTGGCATTAGGAATGACATCCACTTTATAATCGTTGTTGTATCCAGAAGAATTATCTCGGACAAACGCCGAGGAAATTTTCGTTGGTAAAGTTGTATTGAAGTCCTGACTCGGATCGGGACCTATGGTGTATGTGCCTGTTCCAGCCGTGATGTCGAAGAGCTCATTCTTCACATAGTAAGTCATGAGTTTTTCGTTCATCCATGACTGGATAAGCCAGTTGAGTTGTTCCTTGGCATCCTTGGCCACGGGCTCGTCAGGAGTCTCCCCTGTCGCCAGTACACCAAGCAGACGCAGGGCCCGACGTATAATATCCAGGCATGTCGTAGGCTCTATGGTAGATCCATCATTACAGGCTACTGTCGTCGTAGTAACGCCATCGTCCATGTAAAGGGGGGAGTCCCCGAAATCGTAGTTTGCACCGAACTCTGCCATGGTCTGTCGCCTTTGGCTAAGGTAAAAAAGCAGGAGAAGAGAAATGGAAAGAAAAACTCTTCCCCTGCCCCGGAGAGCTCAAGATTACGCTGAGGCTTTGAGGCCCAGCGTCTTGAGGTTGGCGTTAAGAACATTGACCAGTGCCAGAGCACTGGAAGCATCTGTGGCATCAACCGTATTAACCGGCTGTACCGCAGGAGCGGTTCCGTAGAACCCAATCTTATCGGTCGCAGCCGCACCGAACTTCATGCCGTCCGGATTGCGGGTTCCTACTTGTTCAAAAACAGACATATCTCATTCCTTCTTAGTTATGCAATGAGTCCCAGGTTCTTGAACGCTGTTGTAAGCGTATTGACCGCTGTCAGAATGGAAGTTGTGGAATCTCCAGCAACTAACACGCTAGGCGCAGTCTGCTGTACAACAGGGACCGAACCAAAAAGAGCAATCTTATCGGTTGCAGCCGCACCGAACTTCATGCCGTCCGGATTGCGGGTACCGACCTGTTCATATTCAGCCATGAGAAATCCTTTGCTAAGAGTCAAAAAAGGGAAAAGGCGGATTGGCTCCGCCCTTCCCAGTTAATTACACTGTCCAAATCTGTGCAGCCCACTGAGGACGGATCGCAGCGATACCAAAGAAGATATCCATACGACTCAGCATACGGGCATTGGCAATATCATACCCACGCAGGAACCGGAAAGACAGGTTATCAACCGTTACGGTCGAAGCCATGTCCAGGCCCTTGGGTTGGATAAGCGGGACTGATGCGAAGGCGAAAGAGTCCTTGTGCCAAACCAGAGCACGCTGATAAACCGTGCTGGCCGTCGACGCAACCGCTGTGTCCACGTTCAGAGCTCCCATTGCAATGGCAGCACCATCGATGCTCCCAGTTGAAATGTAACAGTTCTGGACTGGGCTGGTTGTCGAGAAGACAATCGCCGGGCTCACGGTCAGGTTGCCAGCGGTCGAAATGGCTGTGCAATCCGCAGTGATAACGAACTGTTTCAGGTTGCTGTAGGCAGTCTTCGTTTCGAAGTTGATGTCATATAATCCTGCAATCGTGATCACCTGTCCGGCCTTCCAAACACCACTGGTCGTGGCACTGGTAAAGGGCAGGGTCGTCGGAGCACTTGCAGAGAAGGTTCCTACAATAGGCGTATCGGAACTGGTGGTGTCACCAGTCGTAATCGCCGGAATGACCTGGCTCATGTACCAGTCAAGTCCTGCAGCATTACTCATCTGGCCCTTGAGGAACATCTCGCTGATGTTCCCTTGCGGGTTGTACTGTCCAGACAGACCACCGACGATCTTCTGTTCCATCTTCGGAGGAATTGCCACGTTGATGCCATCTGTATAAGGCACCAAGGCACCCTTCATCTGCTGGCCTGCGTTCAGGTATGTGTCAACAGTCGTCGGAACTGCGAAGGCTGTACCAGCCGAACAGTTAGGAATATTGCTGAGCATGTACGTCGCGCAGATCTGATCCACATAGGCCGCCAGCTTCTTAGCCGGAGACTCTATGTAACGCGGAACGAAGTCATCGATGGACATTGCAAGATCTGCGTCCGAGAACTTAAGATCCACGCCACGGACCGTATCAATGGTCAGGGTGTGGTAAGTCTCGGTGATGTCCTGCTGTTGCATGGCCCAGCTGGTACGTACATTGGCCTGGATCGGGTCACGGATGTTCAACGTAGGACCGATTTTCTGCCCATCGAAGCCCACCTGCCCACCGAAGTTCTTCTCATAGTCGTGATTCAGGTTCTTTGCAATCACGCAGTTACTATGAAAGACCGCCAGGAACTTCCTGGTGATCTCAAGAGGGGTTACACGAGTGTCGCCCATATAAAATTATCCTTTTAAAGAGTTATGTTTTTCGTTTCATTCGCCGCTGTATGTCGAGCTTGAACCAGTCCTGATCACTCAGCTTGGATTCATCAACCCGACCACTGGCACCCTGGACTTTCACCGGCGTAATGGGTGCCTTGGCCTTGGACACGGGCCTCTGGGCTGTCTTGGATTGATTCTCAAGCTGTGCTTCCAGACGTCCTACTTCCGCAGCCACTCTCATCGGAGTCATTTGACTCAGAGCCTCCACCTTATCAGGATTCTTCGCAAGGTAATACTTCAGGTGCTCAATCATCGGCGACGCCAATAAGGCCTCTGTCAAGGCCGGGGTCACCGGAATATCAAGGGCATCCTGCATGACATCATCGTAGTCGTCATGTACCTTACGAATCTCTGCTACGGCTTCCTTGCTCTTAGCTAGCTGTGCCTGTTGCTGTAACTGTTGAGTCAGAGCTGGCACTGCCTTGGCTACTTCCTGCTGTACTACAGCCGATAAGTATGCCTCCTCCGATCCGAACTGATCACGACTGAGTCCCTGGGTCTGGGTCTGTTGACTCTGACCTTGAAGCTGTGCCCTTAGAGCATTAGCTTCGGCCTCAGCCACCGCAGCCCGTTGAATGAATTTCTTCATCCTCCGGATGTCATGATTCTCCTGCTTCTCAGCCTTATCGAGTTCCTCTGTCGTGGACTCAGTCTGGGGCGTATCCTCTGCCGGAATAACCTCGGCATTGTCTACGACCGGTTCCTGGGTCTCAGTAACAGGTTGTTCGGCTTGAAGTGTCAGAGTTTCCGTTTCCATGATTCGTTCCTTTCACTGGGATACTGCCCAGGGCAGTTATAATTTATTGCCCAACAGGCTCTGGTTTTTCGCCAGGTACTGACTTCTGTTGAGTCTGATTCTGTGAATTCGCTTGGTAAACTCTATCGATATGCTTATCCATACGGTCTGCGTGATGCATCATCATATCAGCTTCACGACTCATGACCTGGGACCTGGCCTGGATCTGAGCCTTCTGGATTTCAGCCTGTGCCTTGATCACGGCTGTATCAGCCTTGATCTGGTTCTCCTCTTGTTTGCTGGCTAACTGAGCCTGCATCCCGGATAGCATCTGTTTAAGCTGACCGTTCTCCTGCATAGTCATCTGATGTGCTTGCATAACCTTCTGAAGGTCCTGCACCATGGCCTGGAGCTGGGCCTCTGTCTGCTTTCCACCCTGGTTATCTTCCTCGTCTTCGATGACACCGGGGAACTGGGTCTGAATGATTTTTTTCATTCTATCGCCAGCCTCGGCAGCATATGTAAAGTCCAGGTTCCTATACAACAGATCCATGATCGGGGCTGCGGACTGAGGATTAGACTGCATGATATTCATGAGATTTTCCGCTGTTTCCATGCGTTTGGTCTCATAATCCGGGCCTACATCGATCACGATGTCATACTTACCAACAGTAAGGTCATAGAGTTTTTCGGGGTCATTCTGGTCGCCGTGCATCTTATTAACCATGACTATTTTCTCGGTTTCATCCTCTCCCAGCATGCGTACGGCACGTTCCGTGTCATAGATCTCGGGCACGATATCAACCATGATCCTGGTCATGTGTTTAATGGCCGTTGCCTGGTTATCAACGTAATGGTATGACCCAACAGTGCCCTGTTTCTGGCGGGCAATGATGGCCTTACCAGACTTCTCCGAGCCCCCAGCTCCTAGACTTGCGTCATAGATTCCGGTCACCTCTTTAAGCTGTTCGGAAGCCAAGTTTACGCTTGCAAACAGGCTCGAACCGGCCTCTGGCGGGGCTGTTCGCTGAGGGGGAGGAACCGCTACGCTATCAATAGTAATAGGATGGTACGGCAGGTAAGCATTGTTCTTACTGTTAGCCGTGGCCCATATTTCTTCGTAACCCTCAATCTGTCCCTGGGCCATGACATAAGGTGCCCGGGGAGCCAGAGCCAGGGTTTCGATGAGAGCGTTGAATGCGTAGTTGTACATACGCTGTGGGCTCTTGGCATTACGAACCATGCCCAGGAACCGCTTCTCACCATTGACTACGATAGGCTGCCCGATGAACGGGACAACGGGTATGTACTCGCCAGGAAACTCTTTCTCCTCAAGGATAGTACTGCGTGTAATCTTACGCCATATCACCTTGGATGTCTCCACGTCTCTCTCATTGTCAACAGTCAGGCCTTCTTCCTTCGCAGCCTTGACCCGGGCCTTGTCCTTGGTTATTTCTCCATTTGACAAGAGATACATCTTCTCATATTCGCATTTCTTTTCGAAGTACTCGCAGATGTAAAGGTAGTCTCCGCCGACCCAGTAATCTTCTCCGACTCCACCAACGTCGTAGGAAGTCATGTCCTCGTTCGGGTACTCTTCAAAGAAGTCATCTTTACTGATGCGAGTACGGATGAAGCAATAAGGCATATCAGAGAAGTCTATCTCATTTATCAGGTCAATCGGGAAGTAGACGGACATCGGGTTTTCAATCCGACTTACGACCAGTTCCTGGTTGAATGACTCTTTATCCACATACTTTGTAAGGATACGGACGAAGCCCATGCCTGAGACGACCTGGTAGAAAGAGGCCGTGTCTATTGCCGATTTCGAGTTTCCGTTGTGCATGATTCCGCGAATCATGCCCTGGATGACCTCTGCCGTGTCAGGATCGGTCACGTTGTCAACGGGACGAATCTTGGCCTGGGGCTCACTCATTCTCATGTTATTCGTGATTTGGAATACAAATGCTGGGAGCTTATTAATGGTCTCGGACGGGCGTCGGTCGTCATTGCGTTGCCGTAGTATGTCCTCGGGCCAATGCTGCCCGCTGTAAAACATTAAATCTTCTAACGATTCCCTATGAATTTTATCCAATGAATCTATGCAAAACCGTAACCGTTTATCTGCTATGGCTAAGATCTTCTCGTCACCCTTTAAATTACCAGTGTCGACTGATGGTTCTGCTTTCAATTCTGTGCCCCATGATCGAGTGTAAACATTGATTCGTTACTCTTGTCCAATGCAAACTGAGCAAACTCAACAGGATCCAGCATGGACTCTGCAAACTCAATGCCCTGTGCCAGGGACTGATTAATCTTCATCTGCACATACTCCATGGCCACGGCCTCTTCCCGGGCCTGAGCCGTGGAGGCTCTCTTATCATTAAGCAGTAAGGTCACTTTGTTCATTTCGCCATTTTCTTGAAAGTCTTCGCCAGGTTGGCCTGCTTCTTGGTCTTGGCCGAGGCCTTGGACCCGGGAGCCAGGACACTAGTAGCCATGGCACTGACTGACTTCCCAGCCTTATCAGCCTTGGCAGTAAATGCACCCTTTTTAATGTGTGCGGCCTGAATCCAGTTCTTGGGCTTTGACTGCTCCTTCTTCAACCACTCCTTATCAGTCATTTTTTTCATCGGCATCTTCAGTCTCCTCCATCTTCTCAAGTTTTTCGTAGTAGTCTGGGCCCTCTTTAATGAGATGGTCCATCGCAATCTTGGCCCTGATGCAGGGACTGTCTGTATGCTCCTGCTCCGTTTCCATACCGTCCTCCAGAGCCTCCAGCGTGATCTCAGGATGCTCAATAAGCAACCGTATCAATTCGTCTGGCTCGAGCTTCATGTCGTCGCCGTCTTCCTTTTCCTCGGTCATGGGGTCGGGCTT